ATTTTTAATTGATCGTAATGCTAAAACAATTGAGGATGCAGAATTTGTTTCTCACAAAGTTTTAATGACAAGATCAGATTTAGTGGCAATGGGTTATCCTCAAGACGAAATTGACGAACTACCAAAATCAGATTTAGATATTTACAACGAAGAAGAAACTGTAAGATCAGATGACATAGATTCTTTTGCAACAGGGAGTTCAACAGATACTTCTACAGAAAAAGTTTTAGTTTATGAGTCTTATGTAAAATATGATTACGATGAAGATGGTATTGCAGAACTTAGAAAAATAGTTTCAGCTGGTACAGATGGCTACCACATTTTATCTAATATGCCTTGCGATAGTGTTCCTTTCGTAACGATCACTCCTATCCCAATGCCACATAGATTTTATGGAAGATCAATTTCAGAATTAGTAGAAGATGTTCAGTTAATGAAATCAACTGTAATGAGACAGTTATTAGATAATATGTATTTAACAAATAATAACAGAGTTGCAGTTATGGATGGTATGGTCAATATGGATGATCTATTAACTACTAGACCTGGTGGAATTGTCAGAACGAAACAACCACCGAACCAAGTCATGCAACCTTTACAAGCACAACCAATTTCACAACAAGCCTTTCCTTTATTAAATTATTTAGATTCAGTTAGAGAAGGTAGAACTGGTGTTTCAAAAGAAGCTCAAGGTTTAAGTCCAGATACTTTAAATGCTAAAACAGCTACCGGTGTAAATGCACTAATGCAACAAACTCAAATGAGATCAGAATTAATTGCTAGAGTCTTTGCAGAGACAGGTGTTAAAAGTTTATTTAAAAAAATATTTGAACTAATGGTTAAATACCAAGACAAAGAAAAAATTATTATGATGAGCAATCAGTATGTTCCGGTAAGACCTACTGAATGGAAAGATAGATTTAATATTTCAATTGTTGTTGGACTTGGAACTGGTTCTAAAGAGCAACAAACAATTATGTTAAATAGTATTTTAGAAAGACAGCTACAAGCATTCCAATTACAAGGTGGAAAAGAAATGCCAATGGTTAATCTTAAAAATATGTATAACACTTTAACTAAAATGGTAGAGAACGCAGGTCTAAAAAATGTAGAAACTTACTTTGTAGATCCTGATGTAGGCAAACAAATGATGCCACCACCTCAACCACCACCACTAACACCAATTGAGAAAATAGAATTTACAAGAATTGATGCTGAGAATAAGCGAAAACTTGCAGACCTAGAATTACAGGCTCAAGAATTACAACAAAAAACTCAAGAAATGCAATTAGACTTTGAAGCTAAGATTAAAGAGATGGCTTTGAAATATAATACTCAATTAGATACAGCAAAAATTAAAGCTGATGCAGATTTAGATAAGATGATGGTCGCTGGAGATAACAAAATACTTGAAGAAGCGGCAAAATCTACTAATATGTTCGGCAAACAACTACAGGGAATAAATGAAAGCGAAAGACCAGGCGGACAGGGCGGTGGAAATCAGCCGATCCAACGAAGCCAAGCTGATATTGGAGAGTAAACTTTTTCAAGAGAGCATGGAGACTCTTAAAAAAATTTATTCTGAGGCACTTTTAGAAAAAACAGGTGCTAAAGAGAGTGATACCAGAGAAAAACTTTGGATTGCTTATAATGTTGTTGGAAAAGTAGAGCAACATCTACTAACTGTTATTGAAACAGGAAAACTTGCAGCTAAACAGTTGGAAGATTTTAGAAAACAACAGAATATTACAAAATTTTAACCACAAAGGTTAGAATAAGCCAAGTCGCAAGACAGCTTAACACAGGAGGACTTATGTCTGACGAAAACCCATTACTGAACAATGCTTCAGTACAAGGTGCAGCAAAATCTATTGAAGGTTTAATGGACTCAGAAGGAGTTATCAAAAAACCACAAGAAGAAGCAGCACCAGTTGAACCTACAGTAGAAGTGAAAACTGAAACTGAGGTTGAACAACAACCTGAAACTCAACCTGAGCCACAAACTGAGGAAGTAGCAGATGAAGAACAAGCATCACAAGATGAAAATGCAATTGAAGAACAAGAAACTGATCTACACCAAGTAATTGTCAATGGTGAAAAGATTGATGTTGACCTTGAAGAATTAAAAGCAGGTTATCAAAAAGATGCTGACTACAGACGAAAAACTGAGGAGATAGCAATTGAAAAAAGAGAGCTAAAATCCGAAGAAGATCGTCTAAAAAATCAGTATTCAACTAAGATGGATGATTTAAATTCATTGGTAGTTACTTTAAATGCTGAGATTAACAATGATATGAATTCTAAGGAGCTTGATGCTCTTTGGGATGAAGATCCAACTGAAGCTGCTAGAGTTGATCGTAAGATTACAAAACGAAAACAATCAATTCAACAAGCACAGCAAAAACTGAGAGAACATCAAGAAGCTCAGTTCCAGGAAATATTAAAAAATGAACAAAAAAAACTTCATTTAAAACATCCTGAAATTGCTGATCCTATTAAGGGTGCTACAGTTAAAAATAATATTATGAGTTATTTAAATTCTAAAGGCTTCTCAAATGATGATGTTGCTAGAATTTATGATTCAAGATATTTCGATGTGATCATGGATGGTATGAAAGCTAATGCGACTAAACCCAATTTAGTAAGTAAAAAAGTTAAACCAACTACAGTTGTTAAGTCAGGCGTTAAAACTACTAAGGAAGATGTAAATAGTCAATCTAGGTTGAAGAAGATTAATGCGTTGAAGAAAAGCGGAAGTACAAAAGATGCTACCGATTTACTGATGCGTTATCTATAAACAATAACCTAACGGAGAAACGACATGGCTAAATACCAAACATACCAAACTGTAGGTATAAGAGAAGACCTAGCGGACATTATTTATTCAATAAGTCCAACAGAAACTCCTTTTATGTCTGGAGTGGCTAAGACTAAAGCAACTAACACTTTACACCAATGGCAAACAGATGCACTAGCTGACGTTGCTGCAAATGCTGCTGTTGAAGGTGCTGATATTTCTTACGGAACTTTATCACCAAGTGTTTTAGAAAATAACTACACTCAAATTTCTACTAAAGGAATTCAAGTATCAGCAACTAACGAAGCTGTAACTTCTGCTGGAAGAAATAATGAGTTAGCTTACCAAGTAGCAAAAGGTGCAAAAGAATTAAAAAGAGATATGGAAACTGCTCTTTTATCTAATGTTGCCAAAGCGGCTGGTGATGCTACAACTGCAAGAACTTTAGGTGGATGTCCTACATGGTACGAAACTAACGTTGATGCAGGTGCTGGTGGATCTGGTGCTGGAAATGGTGCTGCTAGAGTAGATGGAACTCAAAGAGCTTTTACTGAAGATCAGTTAAAAGGTATTTTAGTTAGCTGTTACAATGAAGGCGGAAACCCTAACATGATTATGGTAAATGCTTTCAATAAACAGAAACTATCTGGCTTTACTGGTGGTTCTACTAGATTTGACGCTGCTGAAGATAGAAGATTAATTACTTCTATTGATGTATATGAGTCAGACTTTGGAACTATGCAAGTAGCTCCAAACAGATTTATCAGAGGTGCAAATGCTACTGCTGCTAAAGTTGGACAAGATGCTCACATCCTAGATATGGAATACTGGGGTGTTTCTTTCTTAAGAGATTTTGCTCTACAAACACCAGCACAAACTGCTGATGCTGACCAAAGATTTATGGTTGCTGAGTACACTCTTGAGTCAAGAAATGAAAAAGCAAGTGGTTTAATCACAGATTTAACTACTTCATAATAAATCTAAATTGGTGGGGGAATTATCCCCCATCATTCAATTAACAATTTTTGTTTGGTCTTTGAAGTCAATGACGGAACGAAGCAAATAAATAGGATAAAAAAATGAGAACATTAAACGATTACTTTTTAACTGCTGAGATAGAAGATATTTCTACAGCTTCATCAACTTTTGTTGCTATCCCTGATGGTGGTAAAGTTGTAAAAATTATAACTGCTTTACAAGGTGCTATTTCAGGTGCTGATGCAGCAATTACTTTTGAAGTAGGTGGAACAGCTATGACTAATTCAGCTATCACAGTTGCTGAAGATAGTTCAGCTGCTGGAGATGTTGATACATCTGTGCCAAGTGCTGCTAACAGAGTTGAAGAAAATGGAACAGTAGAAATGATTACCGATGGTGCATCTACTGGTACTGCAAAACTTCTTGTTACTTTTGTTATAAGAAGATAATATTAATTATGGGGGGATCTTGCCTAGCGGTATTTCCCCCTTACAAATTAGGAGAAAAATATGAGTTTTAATTACGGATTAAGACCTACTACACATCAAGGTAAAACAAGTGATGGAACATCTGCTCAATCAGCAGCTTTTGGATCACAAACAGAATATGTAAGAATAGCATCTGATGCTGATGTATATATTTTATTTGGTGCAAACCCAACAGCTTCAAATACTGCGGATTCTTCAAGTATATTTATACCTGCTGACCAACCTGAAATTTTTAAAGTTTCACCTGGTGAGAAAGTAGCTTTTATAGGTGCAGCTGAGATTTCTATTACTGAAATGAGTGCTTAGTGGCTAAACAAAAGTTTGTTCACTTTGTTCCAAGAGATCAACCTAAAAAAAGACCAGGTTGTCATAAAAAATCTCAAAACAAATCAGAGAGCAGACAAAAAAAACAAACAAGATATAAAGGTCAAGGCAGATGAAAAAAGATACAGTTGTTGATGGTTTAAAAAAAGAAACCTTTTCATTAGATGAAATGGAAAAGAAAATTGTTGTAAATGAAGAAGTTAATATAGATCCTCATTTAAAACATAATAAAATATTATTAAATCAAGATGATGGTTATTCTAAATCAAGAGATTTAAAAAGAGTAGCTTCTATTCCAACTTTAGCTTTAAGTGTTTGGGCAAAAGAGTATAATGGAGATGGTAATTGGTTCGCACTTCCTAAAGAAGTTCAAAGTAAAATATTAAAAACAAAACTCAATAGTAATGAGTTCAAATATTTTAGAACCGCAGAAGGTAAAATATAATGGCACTTGCAAATTATTCAGATTTAAAAACATCAATAGCAAACTGGTTAAACAGATCAGATTTAACTACTGAGATTGCAGAAGATTTTATTGTACTTGCAGAAAAAGATTTTAATTCAAAATTAAGAATTAGAAAAATGAATGCAACAGACAGTTCTTTTACAATTGATTCAGAAACAGTTGCCTTGCCTACTGGATTTTTAC